GGCTGGCAAGTACGGCGCGGCTACGGCTGGCAAGTACGGCGCGGCTACTTCGCGCGGCTACGTTTCTGTCGGTGAAAATGGTTGCGGGCTTGTTCGCGGCGAAAACGTAAAAATTAAAGGCGGCATGGGTGCCATCCTTGTGATTGCTGTGGAGAATGATGCGGATTACGGCATTAAAGAGTGGAAAGCCTTTGTCGTTGACGGTGAAAACATCAAGCCTGACACCTGGTACAAGCTGAAAAACGGCGACCTTGTGGAGGTATCCGAATGACTAGCTTCTGGGGGCATCAAGACAACCCCTTCCCGCCTGACGAACCCCGCCGCCCCCGCTGCCCGGTATGCGGTGAGGAATGCGAAGCCATCTACTTAATCGGCACAGCAATCATCGGCTGTGATATGTGCTATAACCCCGACGACTTCCCCGGTGAAGATGTCCAAGAGGACGACCCGTGGGAAGATTGCCGCTGTATGGAGGACTACTAAAATGACCATTGACGACATCAGCGCCCTGAAACAGGCGCACGCACTTTTGAAGGGCCGGCATCTTGCCGAGTTCATCCCCACTGGAAAGGGCATCAGCGCTTGCTATTTCAACGCCGTGCAGGCTGCCCGCCGCATCTATTCCGAGAGCATCGGCGCATTTGTACCACTTTTCGCAAAACATGAATACGGCCTGAACAGCACTTATTTTTTGGCAGACGGCATTCCGGTCTACTTCTATGATCTAAAAACCCGCAAGCCGGACACGGCCCTGCCGCCAGCCAGCTGCTACCGCATCCACCTGACCACCCCCGACCCGGAAGGAGAAGCAATCTAATGAGCATCTATGAAACCCTGTCCAACATTCAAGTGGAACTCAAAGCCCCCAAGAACCTCTACAACTCGTTCGGTAAATATAAGTACCGCAACGCGGAAAGCATTCTCGAGGCCGCCAAGCCTCTTTGCGCAAAGCATGGTTGCACCCTGACCGTCTCGGATGAAGTCATTCTCATCGGCAACCGCTACTACATTAAGGCCACCGCCACCGTGCAAGATAAGGACGGCAACGCCGCCAGCACCACCGCCCTTGCTCGTGAGGACGAAACCAAGAAAGGCATGGACGGCGCACAGATCACCGGTACGGCATCCAGCTACGCCCGTAAATACGCCCTGAACGGTCTTTTCTGCATCGACGACACCAAAGACCCCGACAGCGACGAATACCACAACCAGACCGCCGCCGCGGCCAACGCGCAGGACAATAAGACCATAACGGAAACTGCCGCCACCCGCCTTGCCGCCCGCGCCGAGTGCCAGCGCGCTGTCAAAGCCTACTGCCAGAAGAACAACGCCGATGAATCTGATGCGTGGAAACTCATTGCAGAGACCATTGGCAAGCCCTCTAAGGACTTCACGACAGAGGACTGGAAGCAGGGCCAGCAGATTGCAGAGGCGTGGAAATGAAGCAGCAAATTGCCATAAAGACAGCCGTTGTTATCGGCAACACAATTACGCTGGAATGTTCCCCCAGCGACTGTGATAAAGCCCGCGCCGTTATTGACGAGGGCAAGCCACTTGCCGCCGTCATCGGCACGGCATCGCAAAAGCGCAGCCTCTCGGCCAACGCTTACTCATGGGCGCTCATGAACCAGCTTGCCGCCAAAATCAACCGCCCTGTGCTGGATATTTACAGAGATTTGATACGCGACATCGGCGGCAGCTCCGCCCTTGTCACCATCCGCTCCGATGCTGCAAAGGCATTCAAAAATGGCTGGGAGAGCAAGGGCGAGGGCTGGCAGGTCCATAAGCTCGATGAAATGACCACCCCGCAGGGGACTTTCTACAACCTGCAATGCTGGTACGGCTCTTCCCAGTTCGACCCCTCACGGATGCACCGCCTCATTGAACTTATCGTGCAGGAATGCCAGCAGCAGGGCATCCCCACCATGACCCCGGAAGAAATTGCAAAGTTGAAAGGACTGACAGACGATGCAGACCCGCAATGAATTCGGCGTGAAGTTGGACAAGAACGGCTACGCACCGTCGCTGTTCGTACATGAAGCGTTCCGCTGCTATCGCTGCCACCGCTTTGGAGACACCGCCCGGCATGAAATATACGGAGGAAGCCGCCGCAAGGCCAGCAAGGCGCTGGGCCTCTGGATTAACGTTTGCCCCGCTTGCCACGCCGCCATTCATTCAAGCGGCGACCTGCAAGATCACTACCACAAACAAGGCCAAATGCTTGCAGAAGCCTATTACCATTGGAACCACGACGACTTTCGCCGCCGCTTTTATATCAACTACTTGGAGGAATAAAGATGCTGAATGTTGTTGCAGTTATGGGTCGCCTCGCTCGCGACCCTGAAATGCGCCAGACCACCACAGGAAAGAACGTCGTTTCCTTTTCCATCGCCTGCGACAGAGGGCGCAAGGATGCCAACGGCCAGAGCCAGGCCGATTGGCTGAATATTGTTGCGTGGGACAAGACGGCAGAATTTATCTGCCGCTACTTCCAGAAGGGCCAGCTCATTATTATTGATGGGCGCTTGCAATCTCACAGCTACCAAGACAAAAGCGGCCAGAACCGCACAGCAACTGAAATCGTAGCCCAGAACGTCAACTTTGCCGGAAGTAAGGAAAACACCCACACCGCGCAGAGCGCGGCTCCTACGCTCTCACATGGCAGCGGTGATGACTATGCAGAAATTGAGGATAACGGAGATTTGCCGTTTTAAGGATAAGGAAAAGGACAACTGAATATGGCACTAGAATACTTCTGCTGCTTCAATTCCTACAGGAAGAAGACGCGCAACCTATCAGATAGCGAGCTAGGTCGGCTGTTCCGTGCTCTTATGTTATACAACGAGACGGGAGAAAAGACGCAACTCAATGGGCGTGAGGAAACCGCGTTTGATTTCATTGCAGAGGACATTGATGCAGGTAAAGAACGATACGAAGCCAAATGCGCCCAGAACAAGGCAAACAGAGGTCAACGCTCGACCACAGCCGTTAACGACGGTGAGCGAACGTCAACGAACGCTAACGACGGTGAACAGACGTTAGCGTTCGTACCCCAAACAAAAAACAAAAAACAAAAACAAAATATATCTTTCGTATCTAACGATACTCAAGATATATGCCAAGCTGAAAGCTTGGCTACGCGCCAGCTCGCGTCTGCGTTTTCGGCAAAGAAGGCCATCGAGGACTATACGCAGGACGAGGAACTGCGGGGGCTGCTGTTTGAGTGGCTGGACAACCGCAAGAAGAAACGCGCCCCTGAAACTAAGGGCGCTATCGGACAGAACCTTGACAAGCTGGCAGAAATGGCATCTGAAAGCAATTTGAGCTTGCAGGATTATATGCGCGAAATCGTGCGTATGGGCTGGCAAGCGTTCTATCCGATTCGCAGCCAGCAGCCAGCACAACGCAATGACGGGAGGGATTTTGATTGGCTTACGGGACAATGACCGTTGCACCGCTGGCAGGAGCTATTGAGGGCGTTCAGCGTGGGACAGACCTACACCCGATAATGGGCCTGATTGCTGCTAAGTGGCCGAATTTTGGAAACGGCAAAACGCCACAGCAGAAAAAAGCAATGATTGCGGTATGGGAAAAAGACTTGTCCGACATTCCGATTTCTCTACAGCGAGCGGCACTTGATAAGAAAATCAAGTGTGGTCAGATGTTCCCGCCCTCATCCCCTGCTGAATTGCGGAATTGGTGCAACGAGATTCAGAAGCCCATGGATGATCTGGACGCAAAGTTCTATGCCGATATGGCGGAGCTTGAAATACTGGATGCTGATTTTTGTGCAAAACAGACTGCAAAATATAAAGCTGGTAAGGACGCAGGGCGCAATGCTTATGCAGGGTGGGACTGATGATTCACAAGTACATTGTCCGCATCCAGACCATAGCGAGAAGTACTACGCGAAAGTAAAGGAGATTGTACCGTGAAAGTATTAGTTGCCTGTGAAGAATCGCAGACAGTCTGCAAGGCGTTCCGAGAACGCGGACACGAAGCGTACAGCTGCGACATTCAGGAACCGTCGGGAGGACACCAGGAATGGCATATTTTAGGCGATGCCATGAAAGCAATCGAGGGTGGGCAAATCGTAACGATGGACGGCAAGGCTCATGATATAGGCAAGTGGGATTTGCTGATTGCACACCCGCCTTGCACCTATCTGACAAATGCAGGTGCCGTCCGCATGCGTGTTAAGGGCGAAATCGTTCAGGATCGATTTAAAAAGGCCATGGAAGCAAAAGAGTTTTTCCTACACTTTTTCAATGCTCCTATTCCTCACATTGCTGTTGAAAACCCAACACCCATGAAAATTGTAGGCTTGCCGCCGTATGCACAGGCAATTCAGCCATACGAGTTCGGACACCCCTACAGCAAACGTACCTGCCTATGGCTGAAAAATCTTCAACCTTTACAGCCGACTAAGATTCTTGCCTCGCATGAGCCATACGTCAACGGCGGATGCAAAGATCCCCATGGAAACTATCGCAAATTCCAGGGCCGAAAAGAACGCGACCCTAAAACACGTGCCAAAACATTCCCCGGTATCGCCGCCGCAATGGCAGAACAGTGGGGCAGTTTATGATACAAAAATACATAATCTATGGCAAGCCCATCACCAAAAAGAACAGCCCCCGCATCGGATACGTTGGCGCACACTGCCCGGTATGCCATAAGGGCAAGTACGCAAAAGTGCTGCCAAGCGCAGCCTACTTGAAGTACGCAAGAGCTGCCAAGATGTATTTAAAACCAGCGCCCAAAAATCCGCTGGACGGACGCTACAATGTCAAGTGCTTGTACTACATGCCTACACGCCGAAAGGTTGATAAAACAAACCTTGAAAGCGCCATCATGGATATTCTGGTTGATGCCGGAATTTTGAAAGATGACAACAGCAACATCGTAGCAGCAACAGACGGCTCCCGCGTGCTGTACGACAAATCCAACCCCCGCACCGAAATTTTTATTGAAGAAATGGAGGATGAAGCAGATGCCAATCTGCGAACTTTACCATGATAATTTTCAAAATTACAAGTGCTATGGAATTCCGCACGCCCAGCTTGTAATCGCCGATATTCCCTATAACATTGGCTCTAACGCTTACGCCAGCAATCCCGTCTGGTACAACGGCGGTGACAATAAAAACGGAGAAAGCAAACTCGCCAAAAAGAACTTTTTTAACACAGATGGCCGTTTCAAAATAGCAGAGTATAAAGACTGCAATGAATGCCCTGTTTATAAAAATAACACGTGCAGCATGATTGGGTTCGACGACTATTCGACTAAAAGCATTGAGGAAACAGTTTCAAAAGTCGAGCAATGGGCAAAAGACAACCCCGTCAAGACCCGTCAAAGTGAGTTCTTGAAGATGTTCCCTAATGCAAAAACAATGGGTGGCGTGATTGCGATTTGCCCAAACGACATCGACAGCACATACAGAAACATGGAATATTGCGATCATAGCTTTTGTGAAGAATGCGCTAAAAAATATTGGAACGAGGAGGTAGCAGATAATGACTAACATTACAACCCTGCGCCCCGGCGAACACTTTATGTTCAAGAATTTTGAGTGGGTCTGCCTTGACCCGAATCACTCTGACGGTGGCGTGCTGGCTATTATGGCGAAGCCGTGGGCAGAAGATGTAAAGTTCTGCCAAGGTGATATATTTGCCGATGAGAAAGGCAACTGGAATAACTATCGCACCAGTAATGTGCGGGGGATTCTATCTGATATGGCGAACGCTGTTTTCGATGGAGAAAGTCTGCTGGCACATACCGTAGACCTTGTTGCTGACAACGGTGACAGCGCCTATGGAACAGTGAAAGACACCGTTTTTATCCTCACTTGTGATGAGTACCGCAAGTACCGTGACTACATCCCGCACTACGACAGATGGATTTGGACTGCTACGCCATGGTGTTGCGGTGACGATGATTCAGATGCGGGCCACGCTAGCAGCGTTCGCGTCGTTTACACTACGGGGCAGTTGGACAACTTCTGTGCGTACTACGAACAATCCGTCGCCCCGGCTTGTGTTCTCAATCCGAAATCGCTCAATCTGCGCCAGAGCATGGCATATGTAGAGGAGGTATCAGAATGACAAAAAAGTTATTTGCGCTGGCTATTGCTTTTGTCTTGATAGTTCTGCCATGCGCCTGCAAAGAAAATCCGGTGGTTGAAGAGAAAACCGTATCGGCAAAGCAGGAAATCTTGTACGCCTATATAACAACACAAATGGAAACGAATGGATACGGGGGTGTTATCGGACACAAAAATTATCTTTGCTACGGCGTATTAAACGGAAATAGCATTGAAGACAAAGAAGACAGAATAGACTTCGTTACAATACGAAAATCAGAAGAAAACCACAGCTATATTGAATATTACTATGACCGCAAGATTTATGAAGATGGCACACACTATGACATATATGCCGGAGCGGCCTTGTACTTAACAGATGATATGCTAAAAAATCTGAGGACGAGCAACTAGAGGAGGTATCAGAATGAGCACAACAATAGGCTGCCCGATTCCGGGCGCAAGCCAGCCGAAAGAACCGGTGCGGTTGATCGACATTAAAGAAGTCTTACAATATGACGGTGCACATTTCACATGGTCTGGCGGCAGGAATTGCCTTTCTGAACAGAAAGCGGCCTATGCGCGTGGTTACGACGCTGGGATGAAGTTCATCGTGGACGAAGCCAAGAAAGCACCTATCATCGACCCGGAATCCAATGCGGCCTACGGCGCATTGGATAAGCGATAGCGGCGGAAGCACAAATGTTGTATGTTCAGCCTGTAATGCAATTTCTTTCGCTGCTTATAATTTTTGCCCAGAATGCGGCAAAAGGATGGTGAGCGCAGATGAGTGACTGGATAAGCGTTAAAGACAGACTGCCAAAGCAGCAAACGGAAGTGCTTGCATTTAGGAGAGGCATAATGTATCTCGCCTGGTACGACAATGAAATCGGGAGATGGGCGTCCGATGAGTGGGGTATCCTTGATGCCGTCACCCACTGGATGCCACTCCCCGAACCCCCGGAGGTGACCCCATGACAAAACAGCAACTAGTTGATGAATACGCCCGCAAACATCTTTGCGTGACGTGCGAGTGGAAGAATGACAATATTTGCACGCTGCCGCGCTGCATGAAAATGGAAGAAAGGAGCAAAAATGAGAGAAAGACCGCTCAACCTAGATGAATATGGAATTTCGAAAGAAAGATACCTTGAATTAAAGCACTTTTGCAAAAGATACGCTGAAATGCGGTTGGAAATTGCTAGTGCAAGAGGACTTGATGCGGTTTCAAATGACGGTTTGCCGCACGGAAACGGAAAGTCAGACCCAACAGCTAGAAAGGCGGACAGAGCGCTAAAGTTAAGCACAGATGTCCGAATCATTGAGGATGCGGCAAGAGAAGCAGACCCTTTAAACTGGTGCGCTCTGTTGAAAAACGTAACAGAGGGAACGTCTTACGAATACCAGCCTGTGTATTGCGGCAGGCGGCAGTTTTACGAAAGTAGAAGAAAATTTTTCTGGCTTTTGGACAAGAAAAAAGGGTAACTGTGGGGACGTTGTCAAGTGGTATTATGAATATGCTGGAAACTGTAAAGAGGGTACATTACAGTCCATAGCAAAACCTCCTATTCTCGATACTGACAGCCGGGAAAGACCGGCATTTTATATGCTGCATAGCTGACTATTTGGGTGACGTTACAAAGATGGTATGAGCGCTGCGTTCCGAAGCAACGGCGCGGCAAAGGTGCAAGACCTATGTGCAGTACCAGAGGGCAGGGCCGCAACCTGTCTGTGTGAGCGGGCGCGGTATCCCTCACAAATGATGACAATGGTCGTGCAAACGGCAAGCCGCACATGCCCTTGTAGCTCAATGGCAAGAGCCATGGTGTGCCGGTTCAAGTCCGGCTGAGGGCACATGCTGGGTCGCTCCCACCGGTGAAAGCCCGGCGTAGGAAACGCGATAGATAACTGACACACCGGAAGAGCGACGGTGCACAGCCCATTACGAGAGGGCGCATACCCGATTGCACACCGATTTTGAAAGCGGAGAAGTTCGGGGACGTTTTGACGGTGAAATCGAGAAAACCGTTCGGCATCTGCTTGTGCGGACTCCGTTACTGACGCAGTTACGCATTGCCGGAACCCATAACATCAAAGCAGAAACCGTAAACCAGCAGACGGGATATAAATAGAGGAAATCAAAAAACGTTGCGGCGTTGCTACCCGCAACGGGTGAGGTCGGCACAGCATACACCGACAGGGCGGGAACGCGCTTTTCCTCCGGCGCAAAGGGGGTTAGGGGGATATAAGCCTACACAAATTGTGTGGGCTTTTTGTTTTGCATAAAGGAGGAAGTTATGCAAGTTGTTATGAAATCGCTTGAAGAAATCCAGCCATACTCAAAAAACGCAAAAAAGCACGATGAAAGGCAAATCAAAAATGTTGCCGAAAGCATCAAGCAATATGGGTTTGTGCAGCCGGTTGTTGTGGACAAAAACAACGTTATTGTAATCGGGCATTGCCGCGCATTGGCTGCAAAAAAGCTGGGAATCAAAGAAGTACCGTGTGTCTGTGTGGACGATTTGACGCCAGAACAGGTAAATGCGCTGCGACTGGTGGATAACAAAAGCAACGAGAGTGACTGGGACTTCGACCTGCTGAAAGATGAACTGCCGGAGCTGGATTTGTCGGCGTTTGATTTTGATTGGGGGCTCCCAGAAGAAGCGACAGAAGAAGTTGTAGAAGACGATGCGCCGGAGGTGGATGAGGAATCCGAGCCAATAACAAAAAAAGGTGACATTTGGCAGCTTGGCAGACACAGGCTTATGTGCGGCGACAGCACAAAAAGCGCCGATGTAAGCGCTCTTATGGGGGGGCGTCTTGCAGACATGTTGCTCACAGACCCGCCTTATGGGGTTGACTATACTGGGAAAACCAAGGACGCGCTTAAAATCGAAAACGATGCAAAAAGTGACGATGAGTTTATTGCGTTTTTGCAATCTGCGTTTTCGTCTGCTGATTCTGTGATGAAGCCGGGGGCTGTATTCTACATCTGGCACGCAGATTCAAAGGCGTATGTATTTAGAATGGCGTGCCAGATGACGGGATGGGAAGTCCGGCAGGTTCTTATTTGGGTAAAAAATGCAATGGTAATGGGCAGGCAGGACTACCAATGGAAGCATGAGCCGTGCCTTTACGGATGGAAGTCTGGTGCTGGTCATTTGTGGGCGTCAGACCGAAAGCAAACAACCGTGCTGGAATTTGACCGTCCAACAAAAAATAAAGAGCATCCAACAATGAAACCTGTGGCGCTTTTCGATTATCAAATCAAAAACAACACTAAAGGCGGTGACGCCGTGCTTGATTTGTTTGCTGGCAGCGGGACGACGGTTATTGCGTGTGAGCAAAACGGTCGGGATGCGTATGCAATGGAGTTCGACCCAAGATACTGTGATGTGATTGTAAAACGATGGGAAACCCTGACGGGGAATAGGGCGGTGCTGTTAAATGACAATTAAAGAAGCGCGAAAAATAATCGAAAAGACAGACAGCCCGTACTTAAAAAGGGATATGCAGAAATTCATTCAACGCCAAAAGAAAAAGGAGGGCGTTTATGGCAAAAACAGGACGCCCGAGAAAAGAGATCGATCAAAACCACTTTGAAAACCTATGCGGGTTACAGTGTACAAAAGAAGATATATGCGATTTCTTTGGCGTAACAGACAAAACGATTGATGCGTGGTGCAAAAGGACATACAAGGATAGTTTTTCCGTAGTTTTTAAGCAAAAGCGAGGAAAGGGAAAATGCTCTCTGCGTCGGTATCAATTCGCCCTTGCCCAAAAAAACGCAAATATGGCAATTTGGCTCGGAAAACAGTATCTGGGGCAGAGCGATACGCCTGAACAGAAAGAGGATGGTGGGGTGCAAATCATAGATGACCTGTAACAGATTGTCGGCTATGGTCTCCCCTTGCTTTGCTGAAGCACACCGCCAAATCAAGGCGGGCAATGTGAAAGAACTGCTTGCAAAAGGCGGGCGCGGCAGTACCAAATCAAGCTATATCAGCATAGAACTGATTTTGCAGCTGCTGAAGCACCCGCAGTGCCACGCAGCGGTTTTCCGTAAGGTCGGAAACACACTGCGCACAAGCGTGTATGCGCAAATCGTCTGGGCAATCAATGAGCTGGGCTTGCACGACCATTTTCGTTGCACGGTCAGCCCTATGGAATGCACCTATTTGTCAACTGGGCAAAAGGTGCTTTTTTTCGGCGTTGATGACCCTGGCAAGGTAAAGTCAATCAAAGTGCCGTTTGGTTATATCGGCATCTGCTGGTTTGAAGAGCTAGACCAGTTTGACGGTGAAGAACAAATCCGAAACGTGGAGCAGTCCTGCCTGCGTGGCGGAGATTGGTTCATTACGTTCAAGAGTTTCAACCCGCCAGCAATGGCACGGAACTGGGCAAACGGGTACGCGCTGAAAGCACGGTCGGGAAAGCTAATACATCATTCCACCTATAAGACAACGCCCGCAGAATGGCTCGGAGAGCGGTTCCTGGCCGATGCTGAATACTTGGAGCGTACAAACGAAACAGCATACCGACACGAGTATCTGGGCGAGGTTGTCGGCAGCGGCACGGCGGTATTCGAGAACCTGAAAATTCAACCAATCACAGACGAGCAGTTGAAAACATTCGACAGAATCAAGCGCGGCGTTGACTGGGGCTGGTATCCTGACCCATGGGCATACAATGCAATGCACTATGACGCAGCGCGGCGCACGCTGTACATCTTCGATGAACTGACACGGCGTAGAACCAGCAACAGGGACACGGCGCAGTTGCTTTTGGAGAAAGGGCTGACGCGTGAGGACAAAGTATGTGCGGATAGCGCAGAGCCGAAATCCATTGCGGACTATAACAAGTACGGCGTAAAGACATTCCCTGCAAGAAAAGGCCCGAAGTCTGTTGTATACGGTACAAAGTGGCTGCAGATGCTTGATGCTATTGTAATAGACCCCGTGCGTTGCCCGGACACTGCAAAAGAGTTTAGCGAGTACGAGTACGAGCGAGATAGCAAGACGGGAGAAGTGCTCGAAGGCTATCCGGATTTGAACAACCACCACATTGACGCGGTGCGCTATGCGATGGAAAGCACAGCGAACAAGGCGGGAGACACCGCCGAAACCAGATACAAGAGCATTTTCGTGTAAAGGCGGTGAGAAGACGTGAAAACATACCAAGATTTTATAGCGGTTGGCGAGGACGAAAAGGCCCGCATGAGTTTCATACTGGGCGCAATCAATGAGTATAAGGCCGACCATAGCACACGCCTTGCAGCGAACGCAAACAAGTATTACCACGGAGAAAACCCTACAATCAACAAATACGAGAAAATCATCTACGACATGCAGGGCAAGGCGCACCGTGACATGTACACGGCAAATCACAAGATAGCAAGCAAGTTCTTTGGTTTGGTCGTAGACCAAGAAGTTTCGTATTTGCTGGGCAACGGCGTTTCATTTCAGGAACCGGAGACAAAAAAGGCGCTGGGTGCGACGTTTGACGAAGATATTATGGACGCTGCCCGCCATGCTTTGATTGACGGGCAGTCTTTCGTGTTTTGGAATCTCGACCATGTGCAGGTGTTCGCAGCAGAGGAATTTGTTCCTCTATACGACGAGGAAGACGGCTCTATTAAAGCCGGAATCCGTTTCTGGCAGGTGGCAGACAATAAGCCGCTGCGCGCCACGCTGTACGAGCTTGACGGTTACACAGAGTATCTAAAGCCCAAAAGCGATGATATGGCGATTCTCAAGCCGAAACGCGCATACAAGTTGAAGCTGCGCACCAGCGAGGCAGACGGCACAGAAATTTATGACGGTGAGAACTATCCCGGATTTCCTATTATCCCGCTGAAAAACGGCGAGCAGGCCCACAGCGAGCTACAGGGGCGACAGAATACCATTGACGCGCTCGACCTTGCTAGCTCCAACATGGTAAACAACGTTGACGAAGGCAACCTGATTTTCTGGGTTCTGACCAACTGCGGAGGCATGGACGAGCAGGACGACACAAAGTTCATTGAGCGTCTGAAAACGACCCATGTAGCCCATGCTGACGGTGAAGAGGGCGCGAAGGCCACGCCACAGAGCATCGAAGCGCCGTTTCAAGGCACGCAGGCGACTATTGATATGCTCACCAAAAAGTTATACGAGGACTTTCAGGCCTTTGATTCTGCCGCTGTCAGCGCTGGCAACCAAACTGCAACGGCCATCAAGGCCAGTTATGTGCCACTCGACCTGAAAACGGACAAGTTTGAAAGCTGCGTAACGCGCTGCATCAAGGGCATTTTGGCGGTTGCCGGTCTTGATGACGAGCCGACATACACGCGCAACCAGATTATCAACAAGCAGGAAGAGTCGCAGACGGTCTTGCTCGGAGCAGAATATTACGACGACGAGTACATCACGCGCAAGCTATTGACCATTCTCGGAGACGCAGACCAGTACGAGGATTTGATGAAGCGAAAGGCGGCAGAGGAGGTAGACCGTACAATTACCAACCAGCCACCTAACGAGCCGCAGAACCAGCCGGGAGAAGGAATGAACGGCAATGGCGAAACCTGATTATGCCCACAGAATGACCGACGCCGAGCTTGCACAGCTTGAGCGTCGCATTTCTGCTATATACCAACAGGCAGCAGACGAACTGTCAGACACGGTAAACGCTTACTTTGAGCAGTTCGAAAAGCGAGACGCAGCCATGAAAGAAAAGCTGGATGCAGGCGAAATTACAGACCAGCAATACAAGCAATGGCGGCTTGCGCAGATAGGACGAGGCAAGCGTTTTACGGCGCTGCGGGACAAGGTGGCAGAAAGATACACTTATGCCAATGCAACGGCTGTGGCCTATGTCAATGACGCCACGCCGGGCATTTACAGCTTGAACCGCAATTACGCTGCTTACAAAATTGAGCAGGTTTCCGATAAAGCAGATTTTACGCTGTGGGATGAGCAGACTGTGAAACGCTTAATCGATGAACAGCCTGACTTGATGCCATATTACCAGCCAAAGCGTGCATTGCAGCGCGGCATTGACCTGAAATACGGAAAGCAGCAAATTACAGCTAGTGTCACAAGCTCCATTCTGCAAGGCAAGGGAATTGGCAAGATTGCGGATGACTTGCAAAGCCGTATGCGGGACATGAGCCGCGCAAGCGCTATACGAACGGCCAGAACGGCGGTCACAGCAGCAGAGAACGCGGGACGGCTAGATACTTACCGTTCCGCGCAGGATATGGGCATAAAGCTGAAAAAACAATGGGTGGCAACGTTAGACAACCGCACGCGGCATGCGCACGCGGTGGCAGACGGGCAAACGGTAGATGTGGAAAAGCCGTTTATTATTGATGGTTATAAGCTCATGAAGCCTGGCGATGAATCTGCGCCGGGATACCTAGTGTATAATTGCCGCTGCACAACAATAGCGGATTTGCCAGATGTGCCAAAATCGCGGCATGAGTTGCGGAGAGCGATAGACCCAGAAACAGGGAGAAGCGTACTTGTTCCATATATGAATTACACGCAATGGGCTAGCTGGAAAGAAGCAGAAAACAGATATGCGTGGGAAACATATATAAAAAAAGGGCGTAATTTTTCATCCGACAAAAGACAATTTGCGGAATACCGCAAAGTTTTAGGCGATAAAGTGCCAGATTCAGTTTACAAGTTCCAAGATTTAAAGTATAATGATATTGAAATTTGGCACGCGTTAAAGACCTTAAAAAGGCAAACAATGTTTGTAGAAAAAGCGCAATGCGAAACGACGGAAAGAAAATTCAAAGAATATCTTTTGAAGCCCGGCGCAAAACATGCGAAAGAATTTTTCGACGTTGGATATGCAAAGGAAAACCCGATACAGCTACGATACGATATTGCAAAGCAATACGATGAGAGCAAAGTTCAAAATGTAATAGAGCTGGAAGATGGGAGCAAAAAGTATTCGATTCCCATGAAGTTGGGGATAACGGAGAAAAAGCAATTCTTGACTTGCTGGATAAAAGAACCCGGCAACGGAAAACCGAGAATTACAACAGCCTATAGAAAGGATGCAGACAAGTGATACGCGAATTTGATAAAGTAAAAGTAACTGCATCTGGAAAAATTGGTGTGGTGGTAGATATACGGGGCACGGACGTTTTGCGTTACCTTATCGAACTTGACGAAAACAATCAAATTATTGATTGCAGTGAAAACGAAATCGAAAAGTTAAAATGAAAATCACACTTGAAGACCACAGCGCCGAGGTGCTAGAAGCGCTTGACGCTGCTGTTGGAAGAGCACTCGAAAAATGCGGCCTTGTAGCAGAGGGATACGCTAAAAAGCTATGCCCTGTTGATACAGGAAACCTACGCAACAGCATTACACACACTGTGACAGACAACGGCGAACGCGCCGCCTACGTTGGCACAAACAGTAAATACGGCGTATACGTTGAGTGCGGTACTGGCATTTACTATCCGGGCGGAAGACAAACGCCGTGGTTATATCAAGACGCTAAAGGCAATGTACATTTGACGCACGGCCAACGGGCAAAGCCTTTTATCAAGCCTGCCGTTTCCGAGCACGGCGAACAGTACAAAAGAATAATCGAAGCAGAGCTGAAAGGCAAATAAGCCTCTCGGCTCTTTTTATTAGCATCTACCGCGTTTGCGGCAGGTGCTATTTTTATACGCAAAAACAGCGAAGCACTGCTGTTTTGAATAAATAAACTCAAATGGCGAAGAACCGCCACCGAAGAAAAGGAGAGAACCCCCATGGCAAAATTTACACGCGCTGAAATCCGTAAAATTATTGGCGAAAGCTGCACTGACGAAATTGAAAATCAGCTGGTGGCGCTCCATCTGGGCGTTGTTGACCCGCTGAAGGACGACGTCACGCGGTATAAAGCCGATGCAGAAAAGCTGCCGGGCGTTCAGAAGGAGTTGGACGACCTGAAAGCGCAGGGCGACGGCGGCTACAAGGCTAAGTATGAAGCAGAGCACAAGGCTTTTGTGGACTACAAGGCCAACGTAGACGCTGAGAAAACAACGGCTGCCAAAGAAAAGGCGCTGTCCGACGTCCTGCTGAAAATCGGCATTTCTGAAAAACGGATTTCCTCTGTCGCACGCCTTGCAAAGGGAGACGGCCTGCTTGACAAACTGGAATTGGATGACAAGGGCGCTATCAAAGACGCAGCTGCACTTGAAAAGAGCCTCAAGACCGATTATGGCGAGTACATCACCAAGAGCAGCACCAAAGGCGCAGACACGTCTACTCCCCCTGCCAACAATGGCGGCAAGGCCATGACGCGGGAGGACATCTACAAGACGGACGACAAGGGCCGTTATGTACTGTCCACCTCCGAGCGGCAGGCGGCGCTTGTGGACCTCATGCAAAACGAATCTGACGATTAACAGAAAGGAGCCAATATATGGCTGCAAAAACTAACCTGACTACCGCTGCCCAGATTACTGTCAACGCCCGCGAGGTTGACTTCGTCACCCGCTTTGGCAAGAACTGGGACGCGCTGCGCACCATCATGGGCATTATGCGCCCCATCCGCAAGGCACCCGGCACGAAGCTTGTCTCCTATGAGGCCACTGTTGACGGCACTCTGGCTGGCGGTACGTCCGTTGCCGAGGGCGATGAGATTCCGCTGACCAAGATGAAGGTCGAGCCCAAAACCTACGGCGACATTGAGATTGCCAAGTACGCTAAGAGCGTATCCGTTGAGGCAGTCGCCAAGTACGGCGCAGATGTTGCCGTTGAAAAGACCGACGAGGCGTTCCTTGTCGCCCTGCAGAACAATGTTCTGGGCGACTTCTACACCTTCCTGAACACTGGCTCTCTGGCTGTAGCTGCTACCACTTGGCAGCAGGGTCTTGCTCTGGCAAAGGGCAACGTGCTGGACAAGTTCGCCAGCATGGATCGTGATGTTACCGAGGTTGTCGGCTTTGCCAACATTCTGGACTTCTACGGCTATCTGGGCGACAAGGAAATTACCACGCAGACCGCATTCGGCCTGACCTATGTTCAGAATTTCATGGGTTATTCCACTCTGTTCCTGCTGCCCGAAAAGTACATTGCAAAGAACAAGGTTATCGCCGTGCCTGTTGAGAATATCGACCTGTATTACATCGACCCTGCCGACAGCGATTTCGCCAAGCTGGGCCTGAACTATACCGTCGAGGGCGAAACCAACCTGATTGGCGTTCATGTTGACGGCGACTACAGCCGCGCAACTGGCGATATGTACGCTCTTATGGGCATGAAGCTGTGGGCAGAGTACCTGGACGGTATCGCCGTTGCCACCATTACGCCCGCAGAAACCCGGAGCGCAAAAACTGTCAAGGCAGAACAGTAAAAAAGAGGGAGTGCAATGCTTGAAGAATTGATGAGGGAGTGCCGGAACTGGTTTGTCACACAGAATGGCGTCCATCTGGGCGAGTTCAGCATCAAGGGCGGGAGCATTGCGCTCCCTTTTTTGCGTGCCGGACAGTATTTCCGCATTGTGGGCAGCGTTATGAACGATGGTGTGTATCAATACGGTAACTGCTCGTTAAGAGATGAAACGTTTGATGGCGCTGTCTGGGCCATGGCCGTGCCTGCCGAATTTCTGCGCCTTGAAGAAGAAATCAAGGCGTGGCGCACGCAGTACGAGAACGCCGCAAACAGCCCATTTCAAAGCGAGAGCTTTGCGGGGTATAGTTACACTAAATCTACTGCAAACGGCGGTCCTGACGGCTCTCTGCCGGGCTGGCAAGGTGTATTTGCATCACGGCTGAACAAGTGGAGGAAATTATGAGCTTACTGGATGCGTTTTCGCGTCGCTGCTGTATTATGGACAAGACCACAAAGCCGGACGGCGAAGGTGGCTATGTTGTCGAGTGGGCAGAGGGCGCGGAGTTTGACAATTTCGTTTCGCTGGATAGCAGTTTGGAAGCTCGCCGTGCAGAAGCAGAGGGCGTGACCAGCGTATATACCGGCGTTGTCAACAGGGATGTGCCGATTGAGTATGGCAGCATCTACAAGGACATTGAAACGGGCGCATATTATCGCGTGACCAGCCGCCCGGAAGAAAAGCAAGCCCCGAAAACGGCGTCCCCTATGCTATGTAAACTGATGAGCTTTACGGCTGAACGCATGGGAGGGCTGCCGAAATGACAAAGGGCGCTGCACTACAGCAGTTCTTCGATGGCTTTCTCCCTGCGTACGCGACAAACGCCGTGCCTGACGATGTTGTACTTCCCTATCTGACGTATGATGCAGTATTTGACGCTGATGAAGGCGCGCCTTCGCTGACTGTCAACCTGTGGTTCTATACGACATCTGAAGCTGTTCCAAATGCTAAAGCACAGGAAATATCGGACGCTATCGGCATCGGTGGCAAGTTGCTGAAATTTGACGGCGGCTACATTTGGATTCGGCGCGGTTCCCCTTTCTGTCAAGCGCTGGCAGATGAAACAGACAAAAACATTAAGCGGCGGTATTTGAACATTACCGCCGAATTTTTATGCCAAAATTGAGGTGAAAATATGGGTAAATTTACCGCTATTCCCAAAGATACGTTCGACGCATTGCAGCTTGACGCTGGCGTGCTGTTGAACACATTCAACCCCGCAAGCATTGCAGCTCCGCAGGACGGCGAAATTATCTGCGCCACTACTGGCGGCATCAACGCCACTTGCGTTCCTACCTTCTCCGACTTGGGCGAGGACGTTGACAACTGCCCGGTCAACACCAAAGAGCTGAAACATCTGGACGGCTGGGAGTGCAAAATGTCCTTCACAGCTCTTGGCACGTCCCCTGACAACATCAAGATGGCTCTGGGCTGTGCAGATGTTACCACGAACAAGATTACGCCTCGCCGCGACTTGAAGCAGACCGACTTTAAAGACGAACTGTGGTGGGTGGGTGACCGCGCAGATGGTGGCTGCGTTGCTATCTGCCTGAAAAACGCTTTGTCCACTGGTGGCTTCTCGTTGCAGACTACCAAGAGCGGCAAGGGGCAGATTTCCTGTGAGCTGACTGGCCATGTCTCCATCACTGCGCAGGACGTTGTCCCTATGGAGTTCTACAGCATCGACGCGGAGGAATAAAACATGCGACTGCTTTCTCAGATGACTACCGACGAGACCTGCGATGTCTTGTGCATCGCCGCCCCTCATATCCAGAACATGGCCGATGACAAAAACCTCATTGCGGAGGTTCAACGCAGGCTTCCCAAAGGAGAACATACGCAGATTGACGTCTATAGGTTCGGCCTTACGCGCGTTGTGAATCTTGTTCCCATCTTCTTGAAAGACCACAGAGAAGACGTATATGCGATTCTCTCTCTGTTCAACGGCCTCACCCCAGAAGAATGCGGAAAGCAGGGTTTCTTAAGCACGTTGGCGCAGATTAACGAGCTTGTGAAAGACGAGGACTTCGTGAATTTTTTCAAACAGTCTTTCGGTACGGCGCAGAAAGCGTAATAGTCGCAATCTTAAGCATGCCGAAACTGAGCGCCCGTGCGTTTATGTCGGCACTGCCATACCGAATCAAAGAAAAAACGGATGAAGTGGCATATCGTGTTTATATGTCGGATGTACTTATCACGATTACAAAAAACATGATAAAAACAAAAAGCGAGCCGAAAAGGTACTGGGATATAATCAACCCGCCGCCAGAAGAAACACGAACAGCGGATGAAATCAAAGAACACATGAAGAACAAGCTGAGAAAACTGGAAGAGCCGCCCCAAAAATAGGGCGGCTCATTTTAGAAGCAGTTTGTCATAATGGCTTTGTAGATTTTATCGTCTACCTCGATTAAAAAGCGTTTACCGCTTGCAACCCACTGGGGGTCTTCTTTCAGCTGAATTGCAATCTGATAAATGCCTTTTTGTTTTGCGGTGACTGCGCCAGCCACGAGACCAGCAGGCCCAAGAAGGGCGCCGCCAACAAGCCCGCGCATCACACCAGAAGACATAGACTTCTTCTGAGATTCATCCACAACAGAATAATCTGCAACGGTGCTTCTGTCTAATGTGATTGCGGGCATCAATCCCATGTCGAGTTGAACTCGACCAAAAGAAAGATTGACCTTCTTTCCGACGTAATCTCCTGCGATAACTGCATTTTTAGCTTTTGCCATAGCAAAACACCTCCTAAAGCTAGGATACAGCATGGCTAACAAAAAATCAACAAGAAAGGAGTGAGAAGTTGGACGTATTTAATCTAAACGCAAAATTAAGTCTTGATACAGCTGATTATGAACGGCAGTTAAACGATGCAAGCGGCAAAACAACATCTTTTTGGGATGTGTTCAGCGGAACGTTTCTTGGAAATGCAGTTTTTGATGGCCTGAAAGCTGTGGGAAGCACGATTGTATCTGTTGGCAAATCGGCAGCAGGTGCAGCTCTCGATATTGGAAAAGCATCCCTGAGCAGTTACGCAGACTATGAGCAGCTTGTCGGCGGCGTAGAAACCTTGTACAAGGACAGCGCAGGTATTATTGAGGGCTATGCAAAGGACGCGTACAAGAACGTTGGCCTGTCTGCAAACGAGTACATGGAGACATCAACATCGTTTGCTGCGGCTCTGGTTTCAAGTTTGGGCGGCGATACACAAAAAGCCGCTGAAATGGCGAACACTGCAATTTCGGATATGTCCGATAATGCGAACAAGATGGGCACTAACATCTCGTCCATCCAAGACGCATATAACGGCTTTGCAAAGCAGAACTACACCATGCTTGACAACTTAAAGCTCGGCTACGGTGGCACGCAGGCTGAAATGAAGCGGTTGATAAAAGAAGCCGCTGCCATGAAGGACACTCAAGCGGAACTTGGCGTAACGGTTGATGCAACCAGTATGTCTTATGCGAATATTGTACAGGCGATTCACGTCGTACAGGCAAACATGGATATTATGGGGACGACCAGTAAAGAAGCTGCAACTACCATCCAAGGAAGTACAGCTTCGATGAAGAGCGCCTGGGAAAATCTGCTTACAGGCATTGCAGACCCAGAACAGGATGTTCAGCAGCTAATCAATAATTTCGTAGACAGTCTTCTTACTGCTGCTCAAAACATTTTGCCGCGTATTCAAGAAATTGTCCCAACGCTGATTAACGCCATGACTGAAATAGGTGCACAGTTGGCCCCTGTAGTCAGCACTGTTATTGAAAGCATGATGCCAACCGTTGTAGAAGGGATAGAGGCACTATTTAACGGCCTTGGATTTTTGGCAGACGAGTTACAGCCAATCATTGATGAATTATTCTCTTTTCTTGGCGATGCGATAGTAAATGCGCTGACAAGCGCAATTGAAAATTCTGATTTTAGTGTAATTTTTGATATTTTTGATGAAGTCAAAGAGGCAGTCAACGAAGTAATCCCTGTTATAGAAGACTTGGCTCCTGCCATTGGCGCGGTTGGCACTGCTATTGCAGGCTGGCAAATTGGAACGAAAATTCAGAAGATGGTAACTGCTTTCGACGAGGCCAAAGTTGCCGTATCTCTGTTCAGCATGGGGCTTTCTGATTCAGAGGTTGCACAAGGCGCTTTGGACGGTACGCTCAAAGGGTCAGAAGTTGTCGTTGGGCTGCTTACTGGGAAAATTGATTTGCTTTCTTTGGCGCAAGGAAAACTCAAGGCTGCGCAGGCTGCACTAAACGCCGTTATGTCAGCTAACCCGATTGCAATCGTAATCACTCTGATTGCGGCTTTGATTGGCGTATTTGCTACTCTGTACGCAACGAACGAAAATTTCAGAAATAAAGTCAACGAAATTTTTGAGTTCGTAAAGACCACTGTTGTTACATTCTTCACAGAGACCGTTCCAGAGGCGATTAACAGTGCGATAGAGTGGTTTCAACAGCTCCCCGATAAAATATCTGAGTTCATGGCAATCGCCGTGCAAAGCATTGCTGACTGGGCTACACAGACGGCGGAAAATGCCCGCCAAGCTGGCAGTAATTTTATCAATGCTGTTGTAGAATTTTTCTCGCAACTCCCGTACAACTTAGGCGTATTTCTCGGCACAGCGCTTGCAAACATCGCAATTTGGGCGGTGGAAACGGCAGAGAATGCGCGGCAGGCTGGCTCCCAATTCTTGCAAAACGTAGTTGAGTTCTTTACGCAACTCCCCGGCAACGTTTTAACGTTCCTGTCTACCACAATCCAGAACGTTATTGCATGGGCTGGGCAAATGAAGTCCAACGCAATCGACGCTGCATCTACGTTCCTGAATAACGTAATTGAGTTTTTTACTCAGTTGCCCGGAAACATTGCAGAGTGGTTTACAAAAACGATTGAAAAAGTCGTAGAGTGGGCCGAAGAATTGAGGAAAAACGGTGAACAGGCCGCAAAAGATTTGCTAGCTGCTGTTGTTACGGGCCTTCAGGAATTACCCGGCAAAATCTTTGATTTAGGCGTGAACGCGGCAAAGAGCTTGCTCGAGGGTATTAAGAGTATGGGCGGCTGGCTGAAAGAACAGGTCGGAAATTTCGTAGACGGCATAGTCTCCGGCTTTACCGGCACGGTGCAGACAAACGGCTCCCACGCTGGCGGTCTGGACTATGTTCCCTATAACAACTACGTTGCAAACCTGCATCGCGGCGAAATGGTTCTGACGGCTAAAGAGGCCGACAGCTACCGCAAAGGCGAGAAAAACGCTGTTGTTGGCGGTGTGACTGTTATCCAAAACATCTACAGTCAGGCCAAAACTGCGGCAGAGCTTATGCGCGAGGCGCAGTATGAGCAGCGGCGGGCGCTCATGATGGGTGCAATTTGAAAGAGGGTGAATGATGTACACAGCAAGATTTGTGCGGGATGACGGCGAAACGCTGTATTTCGGCTATAATTACGGTTCTATCGTGAATATAGACCCTCTTTCGGATGTAGATGTAGATGTAGCGCTGTCGCAGGGCTTTCAACAGGTCGGCAAGACCTTTGAGAGCGCGACTGTCGGAGAAATCACGCGGGAAGTCAGCGGCTACCTGCTGGGCGACAGCAGGGTGATGAAGCGTAAAATGCTGCGCATTCTCACGCCAAACTCATTCGGCAAGCTGTATTTCGGCGACGGCTATTACTGCAACTGCACCGTGAAGAAGACCCCGGCTTTCAAGCAGCGCCGCTTTGACGCTGCTTTTCAGTTTACGGTTCTCTGCCCCTTCCCTTACTGGCTGGCAGCTGACCGCAAAGGGCAGCAGATTGGAAAGCTGACGCCGTCCTTCAAGTTCCCGGTGAACTACAAAAAGCACAAGTTCGGCGTTACAGACGGCAGTGTATTCATGAACTTTATCAATGACGGAGATACGGACGTTACGTTCTCTGTTATTTTCTACGCGCAGCTTCCATTGAGCAATCCCGAAATCACGAATGTGAACACGCTGGAAAAGCTGAAAATCAACGAAGCACTGCAAGCTGGCGAGTATATCACAGTAAGCCGGGAGGGCGCATCCAAGCGTCTGACCGTCATCAAAACGAGCGGTGACGTAGAAACTAACATCTACGGAAAGCTCGATGACGCAAGCAACCTGTACTACATTCGCGCGGGCGACAACATTCTTAAGCATTCTTACACGGACGGCGCTAAACACGCCTTGAATACGAGCGTTTTCTATAATGACGCCTATGTGGGGGTATTCGATGATATGTAGAGTATACGACCCTCAACTAAACAAGCTCGGGCAGATTGAAACGTTTGTCTCCCTTGTCTGGACGGAAAAATATAATCAGCTTGGCACGTTCCAGCTGGAATTGTCGCAGCAGCAGGAATACAGCGACCTCATGAAAGAGGACTATTACTGCGAAATCGACGACAGCGACACGCTTATGATTATAAAATCCGTACAGACAGAGGGAAACAAAATCATTGTCAACGGCGCTCCTGCAACACGGCTTTTATCTGACCGCGTAAGCACCGCAGAGCTATCAAATATCAACGCAGAAACCGCTATGCGTACTCTTATTCATGATATGCAAGCGTGGCCCTGCGTGGCTCTGGGCGCGTCCTGCGGGCTTGCTGACAAGTTTGAGGCCCAAACGTCCGACCAGACCATTGAGGAATACTGCGAAAAAATAGCGCAGGCCGTTGACGCTGGTTTCAGGCTACGCTTTGACAAGCCGAATAGAAAGCTGCTTTTTGAGGTATACAAACCGGGCGAAAGCCAGACCGTAAAGTTTTCTACATGGTTTCAGAATGTCGGCAATCTAGACTACTGCGTCTCAACAGCACGCTACAAGAATGTCGCTATCGTTGCTGGCGCGGGCACAGGCGACGAGCGTATCACCGTCTATGCAGGCGACACGGCCTCAGCGGGCATTGACCGCCGCGAAATGTACGTAGACGCTCGGCAGGAGCAGCAGAAAAACGACGAAAGCCTAGAGGACTACAAAGCGCGGCTTGTGGAGTACGGGAAAGGCAAGTTGCTTGAGCAGCTGCGCCTTGAAACGCTGAACTTTGATATTGATTCCGACTGCGTGAACTTGGGAGACGTTGTTTCCTGCATTTTTCCAGAGCTCGGCATCAATGCGAAAGTCCGTATCATGGGAAAGACCATTACTGCGCAGAACAATATCACACAGTACAGCGTTGAACTCGGGACACCTGTAATTACAAAGAGGTACTAAATGGCAATTATCACATATCCTCTGAACGATGTGGAGTACACGGCAGAAGATGCAGAGACCTACCTCTGCACCCGCACAAGCGGTGTATATGCTGCCGAATCGTTCCCCGCAACCGTTACGGAGGCACGAAAAATCACCATCGGGACAGGCATGGCCTGGATTAACAACGGCACGTTTAAAGGAAAAAGCGTTGTTAGCACGGAAAATGTATCTGTCGCAATCCCCATTGCGGCCGGTGCGCTCCCCCGCATTGACAGAATCGTGCTTCGCTTCACTAAGAGCACTAACGAAAGCACGTTTGAGGTAAAGACCGGCACACCCGCTTCAAATCCTGTGGCGCCCACTCTAACGCGCTCCGAGCTGCTTTATGAGCTTGGTCTATACACTGTGTCTGTCCCCGCTGGCAGCCTTACAGTAAGCGCCGCAGACGTCACCAACACGATGCTTGATGAAAGTGTCTGCGGCCTTATGCGTGACGGCGTGACCGGGCTGCCGACTGGTACGTTGCAAAAGCAATATGAAGCTCTTATCAAGTCGATGGCGGACGAGATTGCAGCTATTAAGGCGGGCAGCGCTACCATGCTGAAAGACGTCTACGACCCTGCGGGGCTTGGCACATCTGCTACTGTACAGGTGTACAGCTGCGCCAAAACAGGCAATACGTTTGCACTGACTGGCTCTGGTGCTGTGGGCCGTTTCAAAGCACCTGCAACGTTCACCAGCGGAGACGCATTCAGCATCAATGGCAAGGCTGCACCTGCGTATGTGGGCGCAAACGCCGTTGACGCGGACACGATTGTCAAAGGCAGGTGGGTACTGTTTACCTATGACGGCACACAGCTAAATTTTAACGGCGGCGGTGGCCTCGGCGCAAACAAGCTGGCACTAGCTACCGCCGAGCCTGATGATGTGCTGGACGGTAAGAAGTATTACGCCAAAGATAAGACAATCAAGACTGGTAATTTGCCTATACAGCCCAAGACCGTTTCCCCTGTCTCCTACAGCGTCGGCAGCGGAAACCTCAATGCGCGTATTCCCAAGGGCGCTTATAAGGGCGACGCTGGCGCAGGATATCCAGAGGTTGCATTCCCTGTCGGCTCTGCTCCTGCGTCCGCAGTTCTGGCGGGCAACAATTTTACGAGCGCTGAAGCGGGCGTGAATGTTGGCGGCTGCATGACAAACCAAGGAAACTGGAGCCGGGAGATATCCCCGGGCGGTGCGGTTACAGTCCCGGGCGGATACCACGCAGGTAACGGAATGGTGAGCGCAAAAGCGCTGAAAACGGTGACAATCACCATGGCCGACGGTTCCGGCTCGTGGAGCTACACGTTCACGGGCGGCACACTGGTAGGAATCTGCGACATCGCGCAGAGCGCGTATAGCTCGGAGATCGCGTACCTGAACATCAGCGGGAACACCATCACCATGAAATGGAGCGGCAACGGCTCGGTGAACCGCCAGATTACGCTGATTTACTACTAAGAGGAGGGTCAAACTTGGCAGCAACTATTTATGAACCGTTGTCTACAGCACATCTCAAATCGTGTACCGTAGACTTCGACAGCAGGCCTGACAAAAAGGCCGTGAATCTGGTTCAGTATGACCAGACCATTCCTGTTCTTTGCGTTTCGCTCAAAAAAGGCGGCACAGAGTATAAAGTCCCGTCTGACGCAGATGTAAACATCCGCATGGACAAGCGCGACGGCTATCATGTGTACAATCCTGCGCTCGGCGTGAATGCAGAGCGCACAATCGCATATTTCGCTGTCACTCCGCAGATGTCTACTGGCTGGGGCGACTATTACCCGATTGTTGAAATCACTGTCGGCGGTGGCATTGCAGGCAGTGCGCCCATCTGGCTGCACTTCGACAGAAACCCTCTACCCGAAAATGCTATTATCAGCAGCGACGAGTACAAGACTATTCAGCAGCTCTTGGAAGATGTGAAAGCTGTTAAGGCTGACACTGAGGCTATAAAGACCGCCACAGGGCAGATTAAGGCCCAGACTGAGGCCGTTAGAGACCAAGCCAAGGGATTCGCCGACAATGCCAAGAACAGCGCAGACAAGGCACAAACCCTAGTTGACGGGATGCCCTCTGACTACAGCCAGGCGATGAGAGACATTGGCACGCTGAAAAACCAGATGCAGCGTGCCTACCCCGATGACAGCACCATTGGCGACAAGCCGTGGAGCAGCAAGCACATCATTGATATGCTCTGTCCACCGCTGGAAGAAAGCGGCAACCCTGTTGTGTGTTACCCTGTGGCGGGTTATCCGCTTGGCGTGAAAGCGAAGTGGGAGCCCATGCAGGAGGGCACGGGAACGCCGTCACCGGAAAACATCCGGCCTATCAAGGGACGTGACAGCGTGAGGGTGACAAGGTGTGGGGAAACCCTGTGGAGCCTTGATAAAATCACCTTGCAGACGTTTAATACGAATATCACAACACAAATCGATATGGACGCTGTGAATCTTCTGCCCAGAAATGTGAAACTATATTTTTCTGGTCAGTGCTCAAACGGAAAATTGAGAGAGATTCGTTTTTATGATGGCACTGGCGCGGAAATGGGAACGTTGTGTACAGAAGGTGGTTACAGCACGGTTATTAAAGCCGGAAACATAGCGAAGGTGCTCTTGTACGCAGGACTGAACGAAAACAGCGAGAGAACTTGCACCAACCTGCAAATCACGCCTGGCACCACCGCCCCCACCACTTACACACCCTACATCGGGCAGAGCAACACCCTGACCCTCCCATCAACCATCTACGGTGGCGAGGTGGACGCGGTGAGCGGTGAGGGGCAGGATACGTGGAAATCTGTATCGCTGGATGGTACGGAAAAGTGGAACACGTGGGGCGTTAACAAGAACAACACAAATGTCACAGGCTTTTTTACCTATGATATTAACGACTATTCCAATGATGGTAGTGATATCAATAAAATTCTGTGCAGCACCATGTCGAATGAAGAAAAAAATATATGGGGTGGAAAGAACATGGGAGTTGGCCTTGCCAATTCTGGGAATTCTAAATATCTAATTTACTGCGTAACGACAAATACGTTGCCTGATACGACGGATGACAAAAAAGCCATAGCATCGTTTAAGACTTTCCTTGCCAACTTGTACGCCGCGGGGACACCCGTACAAGTGGCCTACAAGCTGGCAACTCAAACGCCCTTCACCGCAACCGGCGCACAGCCCATGCCCGCGCTTGCAGGTGCGAACACCGTGCTGACCGATGCCGACAGCGCGACTGTGACGGGACGCGCAGACCCCATTAAGCGAATCACCGATTTGGAAGATGCAGTAGCATCGCAAACATGAAAGGAGAAATCACCATGGCTATCAAGAGTAAAGCGCGGCACGATTTGACGCTGCGCAGTATCAAGCGAGAGATCGCAGCAGGACGTGATGTTGCGTTTTGGCTTGACAAAGCATACACGCACTACGACAACGGCCTGCTGGATGAGGCAGACATTGCCGAGGTGGAGACGCTGGCACAGAAATACTACGATGCGCTGGATGCGAGAGAGAGCGCAGACGAGGTTACGAAGACGCCGGATGTGCCGGAGGTTGACGGCGCTGAAAATACCACCGGTGAAGAAAACGACACCAACGAAAAGGAGAGTGAAACCAATGAAGGATGAAATGATCCTGTCGCCCGAAATGGACGAGGAGCTGTCGAACGGGAAGGGAGAGGACGAGAATGAGTGATTCTGCACTGGCCGTTTACACGGCCATCAGCCCAAACTGCAACCGGCCCCGGAGCCAGCCCATCAGCAAGATTACTGTTCATCATATGGCTGGTAACACGACGCTTGAATCTTTCGGCGCTCTTGTCGGCAGGCCCTCACGCCAGATGAGCGCAAACTACGCCATCGAATCCAGCGGGCGCATCGGTCTGTTCTGCCACGAGGCGGACAGGTCGTGGTGCAGTTCCAGCCCGTGGAACGACCAGCGGGCCATTACTATCGAAGTCGCTAACGACAGCGGCGCACCGGACTGGCACGTCAGCGACAAGGCGTATGCCGCCCTGCTCGACCTTTGCACCGACATTTGCCGCCGCAATGGCATCAAGGAGCTGACCTACACCGGCGACAAGAACGGCTCGCTCACGATGCACTGCTTCTACGCGGCTACCGCCTGCCCCGGCCCCTATCTCAAGAGCATGTTCCCCGACATTGCGGCACAGGTCACGAAGCGCTTGAAGGGCGACGTGGCCGACGCTGCACCCGTCAAGACGCAGGAGCAGACGTTCATTGACGTCATGGCCGAGAAGTGCCAGAGCCGCTGCCTGAACGCGCATCTTCTGCCGTCGCTGTGCATTGCGCAGGCGTGCCTTGAAAGCGCCTACGGCACGAGCGAGCTTGCAGTACAGGCAAACAACCTGTTCGGCATCAAGGCCAGCAATTGGAGCGGCAGAGTGTACAACAAGGCCACGAAGGAGTGGGACGGCAGCAAGTACATCACCATCACGGCGGGCTTCCGCGCCTACGATACGATGGTCGCCTGTGTAGAGGACTACATCAAGAAGCTGACGACCATGCCGCGCTATTCCAATTTGGTCGGCTGTACAGACATCAACAAGGCGTGCGAGTACATCCGGGTTGATGGCTGGGCCACCAGCCCGACGTATACCGCAAGTCTTCTGGCCGTCGTGAACCAGTTCAACCTTACGCGCTTTGATAAGGCGGCGGTGGACAAGCCCGCCGCGCAGACGCATCAGGAGGTATGGCTGGATCACGTCGTCCTGCCGAACGCTGCGGCGATGGAGTTCTACCTCATCGCCAAGAAGTACGGGCTGGACAACGACAAGGCGTATCATGCAAAATACGTGGAGGTGTGATGCCGATGCAGCATGTATTTTCGTTTACACTTGCGGAGGCCTGGGCGTTTTTAATTTACGCGGCGGGCGCTGCTGCCGGGCTGTATGCCGGGGGCGTTGCCATTAGCAAAGTAATCACCGCAGTAAAAAAGCCGAAGACCGACCAGGACAAACGCATTACCAAGCTTGAAGAGCGGGTGAACGCCATGGAGGGATTCTTGAAAAACGACAAACAGCGGCTTGACCGCATGGACGAGGGGCAGCATGTGACCATGCAGGCATTGCTTGCCCTGCTTGACCACAATCTGGATGGGAACAACATTGACCAGATGCAAAAAGCAAAGGAAGCTTTGCAAAATCATCTGATTGGCTGAAAGGGAGTGCATATCTATGGGCGATTTTTTGAAAAACATTGCCGCGCTTTTCAAGGTAAAAACCATTGTGACGCTGGTTGTCGTTGCAGTGTTTGCGGCATTGGCGCTGCGGGAGAAATTACAGCCTGACACGGTCATGACCATTGTTACAATGGTCGTGGCCTTTTATTTTGGCACGCAGACCGAAAGCAAGAACAAGAAGGATGAGTAATCATGCCAAAGTTTGATTTTGTCGGCGGTTTGCTGACCGATGAAGAAACGGATGTTTTGCAGCTTCGGCGGCGCGGCTGGCGCAATGCTGATATTGCGGCAGAGCTGAATTGCAGCGAGCGCACGGTAAAACGGCGCGTACACAGCATCAAAAACAAAATAGGCTAATTTAAAGGGCGCGGCTGCTTTTGTGGCCGCGCCCTTTTTTATTTTGTCCCAAAGACGGCACAATGTTGGCACTTCGGTGGCCCACAGTGTGCCGTTTTTTTGTGTACAATTAAGATAAAAGGAGCGGTTCGGATGGCATACAAGCAAATCAACCTAAACCCGGAAGAAAAGCGCGTCGGCGATTGTACCGTAAGAGCCATTGCAGCCGCAACGCATCAATCGTGGGCGGCTGTATATGCGGCGCTTGTGTTGGCAGGATTTGAACTGCATGATATGCCGTCTGCAAACTATGTCTGGGGCAGTTATCTGCGGCGAGGTGGTTGGAAGCGTTACACGTTGCCAAACAGCTGCCCGGATTGTTACACAGTGTCGCAGTTTGCAAAAGACCACCAGGACGGCACGTATATTTTGGCAATGGCTACGCATGTTGTGTGCGTGGAAGATGGGGACTGGTTGGATACATGGGACAGCGGAGATGAAGTTCCGCTGTACTACTGGCAGAAAGGATGATTGACTATGGCGTTTGGCGTACCGTATCAGCCCGGCTATA